ACGGAAGAGGAGAGGTACAACATTCGCCCTGAAGACTTCTCCAAGCACAAATGGGACTCACAAGCCAAGCTACTGGAGGTGGAGTGCATTGGGACTGGGTTCCTTAAGCTATCTCGCAAAGCCATGCAGATATTGTGGGACAAGGGTACGCCGTATTTTGATGGCAAAGACAAGAGATTGATCTGCGACATCCAGATTATCAATGGTGGAATGATCTCCGAGGACGTGCAGATTTGTAAGAAGCTGACAGATGAGGGGCTCAAGATCTATGTGGACATACGCCACACCTGCTCACACTTTGGAGTAAAAAAGTACACAGGCGACTTCAAGATGAAGTATGCCAAGTCAGTTCTTGATGAGATATTGGGGAAGAGCGAATGACCGAAGAGATATGGGACGCGCATTGGATCTACGAGAACCCTGATCTGGCAAACCGAGCTATCAAAGAACTACAGACGCAGGTGCAGGAGCTGGAGTCGAAGCTGATGTATGCCCAAGCAAAAACCGCAAAACTAGAAGCACAAAACAAAGAGTTCAAGCTAACCATCAGAGACATGGACAGAAGAATCATGAAGGGGTTAAGAGACTGACGTTGCACATAGAACCAAAGATCCGTTAAACTTTGCGTTAAAGGAGTTCAGTGATGGCAAAGAAACCAAAAGATCTTTCCAGCGACAAAGTCGCCGATGTGACAGGTAAGCCGCAAACAAAAGAAGAGACAAAGCTAGGCAGACCCTCCATATACACGGATGAGTTAGCTAACGATATATGTACAAGGCTAGGATTAGGTGAGAGCTTACGCAAGATATGCTTGAGTGAGGACATGCCGAGCCTTAGAAGCGTGATGTCGTGGTTGACCACCAAGCCTGACTTCTTGCAACAATACACACGCGCACGCGAAATTCAAGCTGAGACTCAGTTCGACGAATTGATCGACATTGTTGACCAGCCGCCTGAGCTAAGCCACATCACGGACAAGAACGGTGAGCTGGTCGAAGTCAAGTTCGACTCCTCCTATGTTGCATGGATGAAACTTCGGGTTGACACCCGCAAGTGGACAGCCGCTCGTATGGCTCCTAAGAAGTATGCTGAGTACAAAGCTCCAGAGGAGAAGGTTGACGCTATGATCATTGACGGTGAAATCAAGACGGTCATGGACGTGGCTATTAAACGCCTTGAGCTTATTCGGATTGCTGAATGAGCGAGGTCATAGACCAAGACGTGCTGGACATCCTTGCTGACCCGAGCATCAGGAAGAGTCTAGGCCCCTACCACGCGATGGCATACGCCAGACGCGCCAAATGGCTCTCAGGCGCTTTCAATCACCAGAAGCTTCCCCAAGGTACATGGTGGAGCATCTGGCTCATGCTGGCTGGTCGAGGTGCAGGCAAGACCCGTACAGCGGCTGAACAGCTCTGGTGGTGGGCATGGGAGAACCCGAACACCCGCTGGCTGGTCTCCGCTCCTACATCGATGGACGTCCGTGGAACCTGCTTTGAAGGCGAGTCAGGACTGATGGCTGTGATCCCTGACATCCTGATTAAAGACTACAACAAAGCCCTGCACGAGATTGTCCTGATCAACGGTAGCCTGATCAAAGGTATCTCAGCCTCAGAGCCTGATCGCTTCCGTGGTGGTCAGTACCATGGCGCATGGCTCGATGAGCTTGCCGCTTGGGACTACCTCGACGAAGCTTGGTACAACATCCAGTTTGCCGTGCGCTTGAAGAAAGAAGACGGTCGCACCCAGATCATTGCCACGACTACCCCACGTCCCAAAGATCTCATTGTGGAGCTCGTAGGGCGTGAAGGTGAGGACGTAGCCATGACGACGGCATCTACCTACGTCAACCTAGCTAACCTCGCCCCAAGCTTCCAGAAGCAGATTTTGTCCTACGAGGGAACCAAGATCGGTAGGCAGGAGATCCATGCGGAGCTGATCGATCCTGAAGAGTCAGGCATCGTCAAGCGCGAGATGTTCAAGCTGTGGGCGCCAAACAAGCCGTTCCCCAAGTTCGAGTACATAGTGCAGAGCTACGACTGCGCTACGTCAGAGAAGACCATCAACGATCCGACGGCGGCAATTACATTTGGCGTGTTCAAGCCTTTAGATGGCCCCATGTCCGCGATGGTGATCGACTGCTGGCAGGATAGGCTTCAGTACCCAGACCTGCGCCCCAAGGTGATCGAGGAGTACGACGTGGTGTACGGTGAGGGAAGAGAGAAGAAGCGCGTTGACCTGATTCTCGTGGAGGACAAGTCAGCGGGTATCAGTCTTATACAAGACCTGCAACGTGCGCACATGCCAGTTCGGGCGTACAACCCGGGTCGCGCTGACAAGCTCCAGCGCCTCAACATCGTCTCCAACATCATTGCCGCTGGTCGCGTATGGATCCCTGAGAGCAGTGTCAGGAAGGGCTACGTCAAGGACTGGGCTGAGGGCTTCGTCTCCCAGATCTGCTCCTTCCCCGACTCGACGCATGATGACTTCGTGGACGCCTGTACCCAAGGGCTTAGGTTCCTGCGTGATGCTGGCTGGCTGGACATCGATGGCGCTCCAAGGGAGGACTACGACATGGACGACTACATCGACAGCGGTAGGCGTAAGATTGAGAACCCGTACTCAGCATGATGGACGAACGCTTGCACCCAAGGTATCATTGGGACAACAGCAACTCAGCAGGGTAAGCCATGGCTGATCTAAACAAACCAGCGTTCTATCCCCGTGTTGGGAACATCACACCTAAGCCTCGTGCGCCTCTAGCGCAGACCGAGGTGAGGGAGCAACCCCTTGACCCTGTTATGCGGGTGTTCAAGAACCTGATGGACAGATCGTCTGAGTTGATAGACAAGTCCAAGGTCACACCCTATGACGTAACCAAGGGTCTGATCGGTGCTATCCCGTTTGAGGGTGAGCGCTTTGCTAAGGACTTCAGTCAGTCAACCATGCCAGTTCCTACTGGGTTTGGTCTGCTACCTAAGGCTTCACCTGAAGGTCTGGACACCAGCGGCATGGGTATGCAGTCCGTGCGCGTCCCCACAAAGGAAGCGTTAAATGAGCTGAAGTGGTCTGACTTGGTCGGTACGGCTGGCGCTTCCCGCATGTTTGAGGCTTTAGGTCAGAACAGAACCCCTGAGTTCTTTGACACGCTTGATGCCGCAACCCTAGGGTTAGGTGGCTTGGGCGCCGCTAGAGCCGCTCCAAAGGTCGCTAAAGCTGTTGGTGAGGGTGCTAAGACCGTAGGCATGGGTGGACTCGAGATGATCGACCGCGGCATGTTTGGGGAGGGCCCACTTCGTAACTTCGTGCCCCAGCACAAGATGGTGGTCAAGCCATCTGGCAAAGGAGCTAATTGGCTGGACGGTAAAAACGGAAGCGTTGAATCTTCGCTCGGCAAGATGAAGATGGCTGATTGGACGACGCCCGAAGAGATGGCTGACATGCAGAGGTCAATTGATACAGCCAAAAGAATCATGGCTGACGACCCCAACGCACAACGCACCGTCAACCAAATGGAGAATGAGCTATCAACGGCTAAGCGTAATAACGCCGTGAACTCTTGGATTGATAGCAATCTGCGCAACTACGTGAAGAACCAGATGGCTACGCCTGATGACCCAGTGCGTAAGCTGGCTGAAGAGGGGATCTTGCACATGGCTCCTTATGGAGATCAGAGCGTCGTTTCGTCTCGCTTGATGAACAAACGTCTTGGTTTGGGACAAGATCCTCTTGGCATGGGTAAGAGCGATGCGGCTAGGTTCTGGGAACGTCAGGCAGACATCTCTGTTGATGCCTATCCTGCTGGTTCATACAAGCATGGTTCATTGGATGAGTCCTTGCTTGCTGACAATCCATGGCTTCAAAAGGTTCCTGATGAGACCATGATCTACACTGGCAAAGGCTTAAGCGGCGACCTTGGCTTTGACCACATCATTGACATATTGCGTCAAGATGTTAGAGAAGGACGAATCCGCCCTGAGCAACTGAACAAGGTCAGCATGGAGCAGGCAGTACGCCGCACCCATGAATACGACCAAGAGATGGCTCGTAAGATGGCTGAGTCTCAAGCCAAAGCCACTGAAGGTATGCCTGTCCACAAGGAATATCCCGAGGGTTACAAATGGCTTGAGTTAACAACGCCAAAGATAGAAGCTTTGCCAGAAGGCACAAGCTTTCAGAAGTTGTCAACTGGTCTAACTCAAGTTGTAGATAGCTCAGGAAATCCCTTAACAGTTCCAGCAAAAGATGAAGCTCATGCATTGAGAATGCTTGGAAAGGAAAGTGGTCAGCAAACCCTCGAAGACGCCCTCAAGTATGAGGGAACTACCATGGGTCACTGTGTAGGGGGCTACTGCCCTGACGTGTTAGAAGGTCGCTCACGGATATTCAGCCTGCGTGACACTAAGGGTGAGCCACATGTCACGGTTGAGGTTCGACCCACCCGAGGTCAAAACAAATATCAAACTGATTGGTTTTCTAAACAGCCTGAAGAAGTGCAGAACAAGATTACAGAACAAGCGCTTGCTGAACATGGTCAGATGGCAGGAAACCGCACACCACAAGAGGACAGATTTACTTGGGGTCAAGCGTTAAGCAATGCCATTAAAAACAATATGGGTGATGTGCCTGATGAAATTATTCAAATCAAAGGCAAACAGAACCGCGCTCCTAAAGAGCAGTATTTGCCGTATGTGCAAGACTTTGTCAAAGGTGGCAATTGGTCAACCGTTGGAGACCTAAAAAACACTGGTATGGTTGACATGAGCACTTATAAGAACCTGTCAAATTGGCTCAAGGAGCGCGGTATTGAGCATCCACGTTATGTAACCAAAGACGAGTTCGGCAAACATGAAGGCGACTACTTGTTGGACGAGCTTAAGCCTCCAACACCACCAGAAATTCCTCCAGCCCCTGAAGGCATGAAGCGTGGCGGCGTCGCAATCTCCAACAACCCTGACACCATGATGCTGGAGCTGGGTGCGCAGAAATTCGGCGTTGGCGGTATTGCTAAGCTAGTTAGAGCCGCACCAAAAACTGCCGCTGAGATTGATGCTATTGCCAGACGCATGGCTCCTCAGCTCCTTGGGGAGTTTGTCCGTGGCGATGCTGGAACCCAGTCAGTTGCTGGCAAGACCCAGAAGCAGTTTGCCAAAGAAAAAGAGATGAAGCACGACATCCGTCCAACAGGTGCTGAACGTCCGTTGCCTAAGACGGTAGACGTTGAGGATCTAAAGGATCAGGTGATGATTGGGATCTCAGGCGACCCCACCATCTCTGGTCAAACCTTGCACGCATTGAACGGCGTCCCATTGGATAGCCCATCCCCTCAGCACGGAGGCCCCCTCTACGGCTTAGGTCGTGACGAAGAGTTCTGGGCTTCAGGCTTAGGAGCCGCTAACCGTGTGCAGAACTTAGCTCGTGAAGCTGGTAAGCAGTACGACATGCCTGTGCTTGGGAAGTACATCATGATGGGCCCTGAGTCCATTAACTACGCCCAGCACTATGCTGACGCTAACCTTTCAGCCATCAACACAGCCAAGATGAGCAAGGGTCAGATCGAGAGCTTTAATAACTTGGTGCGTGAGGGTTATCCGTACACCAAGAACAAGGAGCGATTCCAGAGGGTGTTCCCCGCGTTCCCCGGGATCGAGAACCCATCCGAAGCCTACTTGCACTTCTCCATCGACCCAGAACTGCGCAAGCATTTCAACGCTTTGATGCAGATGCCAACGGTGACTGAGAAACACGGAATGCCAAGCGGGGTTGATGTTCGCCACGCCATCACTGAGCCTGACCTGCGCGACCTTGAGACTGGCGTGACTGGTAAGTCTATTGGACGTATGCGCCCAGAGGTGACACAGCTTGGATTGTCTGAGCACCCGACGTACTCGCACGACATACCGGGCGAGTTCATGGGTTCCTCCAAGTACCCCATCCCCTACGAGCTGTCCTTCCCTGACACCGTCAAAGCCATCCGCGAGAACCCCAAGCAAGCTCCGCATGAGTTTGGCTCCTTGAAGATGATTGGGCCTCGCCAAGTCATTGACCAGCAAATGATCGACGAGATCAAGCAGTACCAAGAGATGATCAAGAAGTACACTGGTCAGAAGAAGGGCGGATCTGTCCACAAAGCCGAAGGCGGCTCAGTAACTGGTGACGACCTAATCCTTGAAGAGAGACCACTATGAGCCTTGTTGGAGCACTGACTAAAGCCGCTAAGGCTGGTGAGACAGTCAAGAAGACTGCGCCCTTCTACTCCGCAGTGGATGAGGCGATGTCCAACCTAAAGCGCCCCAAGGGTACGGGCATTGAGTTTTTGACTGAGGTGCTCAAACAGCCGGGCGTCAAAAAGGCGGAGATCGCCGACCGTAAGCTTGAGCAGGCATTTAAAGCCAAGGGCAAGATGACCAAGGAAGAGGCTCAGCAAGTCCTAGCTGACAACCCACCACCCAAGCTTAAAGAGAAGGTGTACGACGAGTCAACTGCTATAGACGAGGAAGACATCCGTGAG